CCGTATTGAATGGCCGGCCCCGACGCGCCGTTGATCGTCAAGGTCGCGACCCAACAGTTGTTCGGAAACGCAGTGGCGAAAGTCACGCTGCCGGACCCGCTTGATGTGCTCGACGACCCCCACTTCAGCACCAGGCCGTTCGGCAGCGTGGTGGAGCCATTCGAGGCGGAAGAGGTGAGCGGGAACTGCCCGAGGGCTACCGCTTCCGAGGAGGAAACGGCATTGGCGACATTGAACACCTGGGAGGCCGAACCCGCTAGTGCGGCGGCCCCCAGATTGGCGAGGGCCGAAGTCGCAGTAGACGCCCCGGTGCCGCCGCTGCTCACGCCGAGCGGCGTGGCGGACGCCAAGGTCGAGACGCTGACCGACCCGCCCGTGATGGCCACATTGGCGGCGTTCTGCGCCGACATCGTGCCGAGGCCGGTGATCTGCGAGCTTGGAATCGTGCCCGAGAGGGAGGACGTCGGGATCGTCCCGCTCAATGCGGACGTCGGGATCGTGGCGCTGGCGGTCATCGCCGAGCTGCCGTTGCCGTAGACGAACCCAATCAGGGACGAAGCGCCGGTGCCGCCCGAACCGACCGGCAGGATGCCGCCGCCGGGGATCGCGCTGATGGTGATGCCGCCGGCCGCGTTCACGATCGAGACGTTCGCGCCCGCCGTCAGCGTACCCAACGTGTAGCCTGTGCCGTTGCCGATCAGCAGCTGCCCGTCGGCGGGCGTCGTCGACAGTCCGGTGCCCCCCGAACTGACCGCGACCGGGGCATTGAACGTCGGGCCCGTCGAGGTCACGCTGAAGACGGTGGACCCGTTGATGTTGAAGTTCAACGGGAGCGCGGTCGCCCCAAACGTGTCGACGTTGATGTACGCGGCGGCCTGCGACACCCCGGCGTTGAGCTGGCTGTAGATGCCCGACGGCGCGCCGGGCGTTGCGCGGTTCGTGATACTGAACGGCGTGCCCCCGTTCCCGTAGAGGCCCAGGCTGTTGACGTTGGGCGAGTTTGATGACCCCGCGTCCTGCGCCACGCCCGCGGTCGTCCACGACATGAGGTGGCCGGGGGTGACGCTGCCGGTTTGCTGGATGCTCATGGGCGGCCCCTACGTGAAGCACGCGGCGGTGGAGATCGTGCCGTATGTCGACGCCACCGTGTTGCCCTGGAAACTGCAAGCGGCGGCCGCAAGATTTGTTCCGGTGGACCCATCCCAACCGTAGTTTGTGTTGGACCAAGACCGAGTGGACGACACCAGCACGTTCGAGCATCCGGGGGTATAAATTCCCGAGTCTCCGTTTGAAAAAAAGTTCATATTGCCGAGCGACAAACCCGCGACATTGATCGCTTTGCATCCGTGCTCGTTATTGCCGGCCATGACCCCGTTGTTGAACGCAACACGAGCGATGGTCGGCTGGCTGGATACGGTCGTGCCGTTCAAATACGCGCCTGGGGCGGCGTAAGTTTCTCCGCTGGCGGTTCCGTTAATGTTGCTGTATACGCCGTTGAAGTAGGCATCCCACAAGTTGGTGGCATAAATTCCTGCGTAGCGGCACTGTTCCGCCTGGATGTCCACCCCGTAAATGAAAGACGGCCAGTTTCCGGCAGCCACGTTGGGCGTGTTCGTGGCGTAGAACCCATACCCGCCTTCAAGAAGCATAAGATGGCTGTAGTGGACCGTTTGGATGAACCCGTCCAGCCATAGCAAGTTAGGAGTGGAGCCGCCTGCCCCGGAGATGTTTTCATTCCCGGTGATGATGACCGAACGAAGGTAGAGGATGTCGCATCGATCAGTTTCGCCGTTTCGGGCGGACCCGTCCCCGTAGCACTGGATGCCAAAGGCGCCCTTGACGTTTTCGAATCGGCAGTCTTCAAACCGCAACGTGTTGTACTGCCGATTGTAGACCGCGTTGTACGGCTGATTGACGGTCAAACGTTGGCACTTGAAGTCCCAAGTGTAGCTGGTGTTCAACACCTGACCGGAGGTCATATAGGTGGGGTTGCAAGCCACTTGAAGGTCGCGCATGAACCCGCCCTGAAGACGAGAGCCGCTGGTCGTGCTCTGGAACGTGAACACGGCGTTGCCCGAACCGGGCGCGTAGGCAATGTTGATGGTCGTCGCGTAGTTGCTGTCGCCCGCGATGCCGACCCCGCTGTTGGTGATCGGCGTCAGATTCGAAGATATGGTGTAGCTGCCCGGCGGGATGTATATGGTCACGCCGGTCGAAGCGGAGTTCGCCGCCGCAATGGCGTTGTTCAGCGGCGTCGTGATGTCGCCGCCGTTCGTCGCGCCGTAGTCGGTGCAGATGTTGATCCAGGGGGCGGTGTTGTGTCCGTTTTTGTTGATCTGCCCGGCAACGTCGAGTTCCGCCGTCGGGGAAGCTGTGCCGATTCCGACCGGGTTTTGAAACTGATAGTTTCCTGCCGCAAAAATCATTTGCGCCGTAGAAGAAGCCCGAAGCTCGACGGCGGTCGTGCTGTTTATGTTGATGTTGAAAATTCGATTGTCCGTCGATGAGTAGCTAACGGTGTTCGCACCATAGTTGTTTGAATTTGACAGAGTGAGCAGCGCGCCCGCGTCCAAGCCCGTCGTTCCAGACGGGTAGGTCGAAAACAGGCTCAAATTGCTCTGATAGATGTTGTTGAGATATACGTTCCCAGAGAAAGTGGGGTTGGTATTCAGCACGACACTTCCGGTGCCCGTGCTGGTGGTGACGCCCGTGCCGCCCGCCGTGGCCGGCAGCGTGCCGGTGGTGAGCGCGCTGCTGCTGGTGGCGTAGACCGCGCCGCCCGAGGTGAAGGAGGTCAGACCGGTGCCGCCGTTGGTGGCCCCCAACGTTCCGGTGACGCCGGTCGACAGCGGCAACCCGGTCGCGTTGGTGAGCGTGGCGGACGACGGCGTGCCGAGGGCGGGCGTCACCAGCGTGGGGCTGGTGGCCAGGACGACGTTGCCGCTGCCGGTGGTGCCCGACGTGATCTGCGATCCGGCGATGGCGATGGACGTGTTCGAGGCGGCCGTGAGCTGGCCCTGCGCGTTCACCGTGAACGTCGGCACGCTCGACGCCGACCCATACGAACCGGCCGCCACCGCCGTGTTGGTGATGCTGAACGTGTTGGTCGCCAGCGTCAGGCCGGTGCCGGCCGAGTAGGTGATGGGACTGGAAAACTCCGTGAACGCCAGTGCGGTGGTCCCGACGGTGATCGAGCCGGTCGTGTTCATCACCCAGCTGGTGTTGATGTTGGCCGTGCCGCCGGACACCAGCACGTAGGCCCCGGTGGCAATATTTCCCGTCGCCGCAGTGTTGAAGTCGGTGGCGCGCGTCAGCACCCAGGCGACGGAGCCGGACCCCTGCGTGGTGACGACGTAGATGCCGTTCTGCGCCCCGGTCGTCTGGTCCTTGATCAGGACGCGGGCGTTGGTGGCGGGGGTGACGCCGTCCAGCGTGAACTGGGCCAGCGCGCCGGAATTGGTCAGCGTCGCGCCGACGCCCGACGCCCCGTTGCTGTAAGTCGCGGTCAGGTTCGTGCCGGTGGTCGCCGCCACCACAGGGCCGTGGATCTGCAGGCCGGTCGCGTTGGCGTCGACATAGGCCTTGGTGGCGGCGTCGGTGGCGCTGACGGGCGCGCCGGCCAGGGTGACGCCGGACCCGCCGCTGGTCGTCGTGGCAACCATGTTCTGGATGGTGGGCGTCACCAGCGTCGGGCTGGTGGAGAGGACACTGCTGCCGGTGCCCGTGCTGGTGGTGACGCCCGTGCCGCCCGCCGTGGCCGGCAGCGTGCCGGTGGTGAGCGCGCTGCTGCTGGTGGCGTAGACCGCGCCGCCCGAGGTGAAGGAGGTCAGCCCCGTGCCGCCGCTCGCGGTGTTGAGCGTGCCGCCGAACACGATGGTGCCTGCGGTCGTGATCGGCCCGCCGGTCGTGGTCAGGCCGGTCGTCCCGCCGGTCACCGCCACCGAGGTGACGGTGGCGCTGCTGCTGGCGTTGATGGTCACATCGGCCCGGTTCGACCCCGCGTTGTCGGCGACGCTAATGGTGACGTTCGAGCCGGGGATGAAGTTCAGCGTCGGCCGGGTGCTGGTCAGCGTCCCGTTGCTGTCGACATGCACGGTGGCCCCGAGCTGCGACACGCCGCCGGAAGCGGTGCCGAAGAAGACGTAAGCGTCGGGCATATTGAGGCCGAGTTCGCCCGGCTGGAGCGCGCCCGCGGTCGGGACGCTGCCCGACGTATTCGACCGCCGGATCTGGATCGTGTTGGACATCAGAAGGTGCCTCCGTCAAGAGAGATCGGCACCGAGGTCACCGATACGAGTTGTCCCTGCGCGTTCACCGCAAGGGCCGGGACGCTGGACGCGCCGCCGTATGCGCCGGCGGAAACGGACGTCGGGGCCACGGCGAGGGTGCCGGTCGTGGTGATCGCGGCACCGGGCACGCCATTCGCCAGGAGCCCGGTGCCGGCCGTCACCGACAGCACGCTGCCGCCGGTCTGCGGCGCGGAGATCGTGACGCTGCCGGCGCCGTTGGTGATGGTCACGCCGTTGCCGGCGGTGAGCGTCGAGAGCGAGTAGCCCGAGCCATTGCCGATCGGGATCTGGCCGCTGGCCGGCGTGGCGGTCAGCCCCGTGCCGCCGCTCGCGGTGCCCAGGGGGGACGATAGCGTCATCGTGCCCGAGGCGCTCAGCGAGAGCGCGACGGTGCCGCCGGTGATGATCTCGAACGGGAGGGACTGCGAGCCGTACACGTTCACGTAGGCGGCGGTCTGCGACACGCCGAAGCCCATCGTGGTGTAGGCCCCGCCAAACGGCCAGGGGTAGGCGCTGTTCGTGATGCCGAGCGGCGTGCCGCCGTTGCCGTAGAGCCCCAGGCTGTTCGTCAGGGGCTCAGTGGCAGTGCCGGCGTCCTGCAAGACGCCGTTGACCGACCAGGCCGCGAGGTGGCCCGGCGTGACCACGCCGCCTTGCTGGAGTTCGCTCATGGCTCAATCCAGGCGACGTCAGTAGCCGCGCTTGGACGGGGTCTTCGCCTTCGCCTTCGCGGCGGCGCCCTTCCCCTTGGCGGGGATGGCGACCACGACGTCGGGCTTGGCCTTCATCATGGCCTTGGCGGCCTTGGCGACGGGCTTCTTCATTTGCTGCGTCCTTTCTTCACATGCTTCACGACCGCGCTGGCCTGGCGGACAGCCGATCCTTCAGACGCGCCCCGGGCGAGGGCGGAATTGGCAACGTGGGCCCATTGCCGCTTGGCTTTGGGCGTCGAGGCGGCCTTGGTTTTGCTCTTGGCGTCACCGGGCTTCCACGGCATCAGCGCTTCACCCACAAGACCGCCAGCACCAGGGCGCCGTAGAGCCCCAGGCCGATGAGCTGATGGACCGACGGATCGGCCGGCAGCGCGTTGTTGAAGAGCCACCACACCGAGAACAGTGCGAACACTGCGGCCAGCTGGCCCAACGCCACGACCGTGCGCTGGCTGAGCGCCTTGAGCGCGGTCAGCAGCAGGGCGAGCGCGGCGTCGTCGCGGCGAGGCGTCTGAGCGGCGGGGGCGGACGCCGGGTCGGGAACTTCCCGATCAACTCCCACCTGACGCAATCGTGATCCGCTTACGGAACCTGTCAAGAATCGGCCCTCCTTCTGTGTCGCCATCGTCGTCGTTGGCTTTGCCGCCGACCTTCTTGACGCCCACGTAGTAGGCGGTCACCGCTTTGAAGGCGTCCAAGCGCAGGTCCAACCCTACACTAGCGCCAGACGCCTCGTCCAGAATAGACTTCGCGAGGGAAGCAAGACCCTCGCCGACGAGATCGGCGCTCATTGAGGGAGGTCTCCCGCCGGCACCGGGCTTACGCCCAACGCCCCCAAAATGCCCGCGGGAACGCCCGTCGCTCCAACGCGACGGGCCGGGGGCGGCAGGGCCGCAGGCGCGGTCAGGTCTTCCAGATTGACGTCGGGATTGAACACGATTTGGGCTACGGCGTTTTCGAAGTCTTCGTTCCGTGTTCCGCCGCGTTCGCGATAGGCCTTGAACGCCTTGAACATCGATTTCGCGGCGCTCAAATAGCTTTGCTTGGCTGCCTTTACTCCGGCGTCCGCCAAATGCTCGCCGACGCGATCTTTTTCCGCCTCAAGATTGCGGTCCTGGGCAAGGCGTTGGGCGGTCGCGGACCCGCTCAGATCCTTCGCGGCCGACTGGAACATGGACCTCTCGGCCAACACCGAGTTCATGTACCTTTCGGCGGCTTCCGGCGAGTCGAACCAAGGGGCGAGCTGCATTTTCGCCCACTTGCTGTTGATGATTTTTTTGGCTTCATCCTCGTCGAACCCGGCCTTCAATATTTTCGTTCGAATCGTATCGGCCACGCCCATGCGACCGAACTCTTTTTGTGCGGATGTCAAACCGGCAACATACTCGGCGGTTTCTTCTGGGTTGGTTTTTGGGTCAAGCGATTTTCGCCCTTCGCGCACGGCTTCCATGGACTGGGTTTCGCCGGCCCAAATATCGTTTGCTTGAGCGTAGGTGTCGTTGTTTTCTCGAAGTTCCCTCAAAAGAGTGCTACGGAGTTTGTCGACCGCGCGGCCCTCTTCGGTAAACCGGCCCGTCAGTTCATCCCGCATGCCCTTGGCCTCTAGCATAGAATCCAAACCTTTTTTGGCCGCCGCAAGTAGGCGAGTATTCGGAACCCGCGAAACAATCGGGTCGCCATTTTCGTCAATTCCGGTAACCGCGTACTCCCGCAAGTTCATCGGGCGGCCTTCGGAGTCCGCAAGATCGCGTTCGATCTCGATGCCGCGTCGGATACCCGTTTTGATCCTCGGGTTTGACAGCAGCCGTGCAATCGTCGGCGTCCACAGCGCCCCAGGAGCGCCGCTCTCGCGGTCGGCCTGCGCTCGACGAAGGTGGTCAAGCGTAATTTCCTTGTCCTCCTGCGCCGCCAGCAACTCGCGGTCAATCTTAGCCATGCGAGCTTGGTTGTCGCGAAGTTTTGCCCCCTCAGAGCCGGTCGTGTAGACGTCCTCCGTGGTCGTCATCCGAGCGCGCGGGGTAATGCTTTCGGCAACCAGCTTGTCTCGTTCTTTCGTCAAATCGGCGACCCGTTTTGACGCTTTGTCCCAGGCGTTCTGGTACTGCGTCTCCAACGGGGCCACGCTGCCGCCCTGAAACGCCAGCTCGTAGAGCGGGTCCGCCACGGCTTTGCGGCCTTCCGCCAACGCCCGCGTCGTCTGCAGCACGGAGTCGGTCTTCATCTCCTTGGCTAGATCGGCCATCATGCGGTCTCCCGCGGCCTTGTCTCGCCCTTCTAAGAAAGTTCGGATCCTCGCGCCCACAGAGGTCGGGGAGCGCGCGACCGACCCTCCCAAGTCTTCGAGAGAGCGACCCGAAACATCCCGCAGCGTCATCGGCTTGTCGGGGAACTCTGCTTTCTTGGCGAGCAATTCTTCCGCCGTCAGCCCAGCTTCTTTCAGCCGCCGGTTCACCGCCGTAACGGCGGCGGCATACGGGTCTTTTGCCGAGGGGAGAACCGCTTCTTTCACAGTCCCCGCGCCGGAAGACGCGGCGCCTGTCAGCGCGCCCGCCCCAAGGGAAGCCATGGTCTGAGCCAGGGGGCCCCCGCCGACCTCTGCCACGCCTTGCGCCGCCGTGCCGCTGGCGGCGCCGGCCGCCGCCTGCATCGCCGGGTTTTCGCCCAGCGTTCGCAGCACTTCTCGAGCGACGCCAGGGCCCATCTCGGCGGCTTTTGCGGCGGCCCCCGCGGCTTGCCCGTACGCACCGCCCGCCGCGCCGGCGGCCGCTCGCAGCATGCGGTCCCCCGCGGTTTTCGGGCGGGCAACGCCGAGCGCGTCGAAAAGCTTGTCCGTCGCTTCGTCCGGGGTCATCGCTTCAGGCAAGCCGGTGGCGCGAGCCAGAGCGTTGTAGGTGCTCAGCGCCAACTCCGTGCCGCCTACGGCCAGCGCACCCGCCGCTGCGCCTGGAATAGCACCCACGCCGCCCAACATGGACCCGGCCGCCCCGCCCGCCGCCGCGCCTGCCGCAACGGGTCCGAGCCCACGCGCAATCGAGGCGGCTTTTCGCCCGGCCCATTCCGCGTAGGAGCCGTCGCCTTCGTCGGTTTTTGAAGCATCCACCGTCGTGAATGGCTTGTTCGGGTCAAACCCAGAAGACTTGTCGCCGTCGTCAACCACAAAAGGTTTGTTCGGGTCAAAGGGCATTACGGGATTTCCGTCGCTTTCAGGGGGTCAACAGAATCAATACGATATTTTTTACCGCCCTGTGTTATGGTTTGACCGACTTTGTACGTTGGCGCGCCACTCGCAGAGCCGCGGTCCTCAATGGCGCTTTTCGTAGCTTCCGACAGCAAGCTCTCGAAGGGCACGCCCGCTTGGCCCGGCATGTTCTGCAAGTTGGTGTAGGCCTGTTTGATGCCCTGAAGCTGGCCGCCCATAAGCTCCTGATAGCCGTGAATGGCGGCCAGCAGCATTCCTGGGCTGTTCGAAGCTTTCAAGCTAGCTTTGAGGTCGTCGCGATCCCCGAGCGCCCCGCCGCCGCCGGTCACGGCCTTCTCGATTTCCGGGGCCACGATGTTTTTGACCGCCTCGAACGTTGTCTGGCCACTCCACCCCATCTGCCGCATCACGGCATTCTCTGCCGCGTTGAGAGCGGGGAACTGACCTTGCGCAAGCCCTTTGGCGACTTTTTCCAACGTGTCTAGGTGACTGACCACGACGCCGAGGGAGCGCAGCGCCGGCTCGACCTTGCCGCCGGGAACGAAAGCTTTGACGCCTTGGCCGTACGCAGCGAAGTTGGCTTTCATCTTTGCGAGGTCAAGACCCGACAGGCCTCTTTCTTTCGCCAGGGCCGTGATCTCCGTGTCGATTTGCGAGAGCGCGGCAGGCGAACGCCCGAACCCGGTGAGGCCGGAAAAATCGCCGGCGTCTACCACTCGCTCCGCGATCATGCGAGCGGTGTCTGGCGGCAATTGCAAACCCGCAGGCGCGGGCCTTTTGGCTACCGCGATGCGGCGATCGACTTCGAGAGTTTTTTGTCCGGGGGTCCAGTCCGGGTGCTCTTTTTCAACGTCTTCCGCTACTGCCGCCTTGTCGGGGGCTTCAACGCTGGCTCGCACGGGGCGCTGGATGCGCTGCATTTCCGCCGCGACCTTTGTTTCGTCCCAATCTGGGTGCTGCGCCATGATCGCCGAACGCAACCGGTCGGTCTCCGCCATTTTGGCGGTGCGCAATTTGTCCTGCACTGCGATCTCGCGAGCGCCACGGCTCGTCCAGGCGCTTTGCTGTTGCGGAGACAGGTCTTTGAACTCGGGCATCTGCGGGTTTGTTTGCCGCTGCTGGTTATAGAGGTCGACCCCTGCCATCATCGCGTCGTAATGCGCGCCCATGGCCTCGGAGATTTGCAGGCCCTGCATCGCCAACCGCTGTTTCGACTCGGCCATGGCCGCCGCCGTCCGCGCGTCGTCGTTCTGCATCGTGTGAATGTCGCCGATGAGGGCGGCAGTCGTTTTGATGTGAGCCGCGCCCGCATCGTAGTCCGTCTTCATCAAGTCGAGACCGGCCTGATACTGCTTGTACGACCATTCGGCGTTCTTGATCGCGATGTCCGTGTTCTCTTTCCACGTCTGCTTCGCGTCCTCGTACGCCGCGATATCGTTCGACCGGATCGCTTTCATGGCCTGTCCCGAAGCGTTCAGCGCCGCCGTCAGCGGCTGCCGCGTGAGCGCGCCCGCGAGGATGCCAAGCACCGACGCCCACGACCCGAACGCCCGCGCCGGATCGGCCTCGGGCATCTTCTGGTTCCACGGCTGCAAGTTGGGCCCGGAAGGCATATCGGCCTTCGCCTTCTCCAGCCCGGCCTGGAACTTCGAATACAGGTCGTTGCCCTGCTTGATGAGGTCGTTCACGGCAAGCGCCGCCGACTGCGGTTTCGCCGCGCTGGCCGAAGCCACGTCGCGCTCGATGGGGGCGGTAACCGTCCCCCGGGTCAATTTCTGCGCCGTGTCCTGTGCGTTGACGGGCGTTGCCGTCGCCGTGCCGCTGTCGCCACCATCCGCCATCACACTGCTCCCGCCAAGCCCGCGGCGAACTGCCCGACCGCTTTCACGAACGCGTCATCCTGCTGCACGTTGGCCTGCATGATCTGCCCGAGCATCTGCGCGCTCATGCCGCTCATCTTGACGCCGTCTGAGATCAGCCCCTGGGCCATCTGAAAGCTGGCGGCAAGCCGCTGCTGCTGGTTCGACGCGAGCTGCTGGGCTTCCATGGTCGAGCCGCTGATCCCCATGCGCGCGTCGGCGCTGCGCGTGGCCGCGTTGGCCGCGTTCACCTGCTGGTCGAGCTGCGCCTGGGCGCCCGGCGGCAAGGCCCCGGTCAGACCCTGCTGGACCAGCTGCTGGCCCTGCGTGCCCAACTGCGACCCCATCTGCGAAAGCTGCGCCTGGCCCTTCAGCGGCTGCTGGCCAAGAAGCGCGTCCACGCCCAGCCCGAGGCCGCCAAGAACCACCTGGGGCGTCGCGTAGTTGCCGAGCGTGTTCAGGATGTCGGTGGGGTCTGCCATCGGTTATGCTTTCAAGGATGCGCCCGCGAGGCCGCCGGCGAATTGGCCGATCGCGCCGGTCAGCGCATTCTGCTGCGAGACCTGGGCACTCATGATCTGGTTCAGCATCGCGTCCGCCGCCTGCGCGGCCGACAGCCCCTGCTGCATGAGGTTCTGCATGATGCCGTAGCCCTGGCTGGCGACCTGCTGGTCCACGCTCGCCAACGCCTGAGCTTCCATGGTCGAGCCGCCCAAGCCCATCCGGGAGAACTGGGACTGCACGCGGGCCTTCATCGCGTTCGACGCCTGATCCAGCTGTGCTTGCGCGCCGGGCGGCAGGGCTTGGTTCAGCGCCTGAGACGACAGCTGGTTGGCCTCGCTGGTGAGAGCCGCGGCTTCCCCAGCCAACTGGTTGTAGCCCTTCGGCATCTCGTTGCCCTTCAGGGCCTGATACCCGAGCCCCAATGCGCCCAAGGCCACACCCGGGTTGGACGACAGCGTGCCGAGCGGGTCGTTCATGAGGTTGCTGAGCGACAGCTTGGTCCCCGCGCCAACGTCGCCGGCGGACGCGGCCGCGCCCTGTTGGGCAAGCCCGAGGGCATCCGCCGTGCTGATGGCGCTCGCTTGCGCCGACGCCGCGTCGCCCGGCCCCATGGCGAATTTGCTGGTGTCCGCCACCGGCGAACCGACGGGAGCCTGCTGCGCCGGCACGCCGCCGCCGTCGCCCGTCGCAAACGACAGATCGCTGCCGGGGCCGTAGGGCTGATTGAAGATGTTCGTCTCCGGCTCGAGGCCGGGGGACAGGCCAATGCTCTGGGTCAGATCCCCTGGCGCGCTGGACAGCGCGCTGGTGCCCGCCTGCGCGGGGGCCGCCGTGCTCGACGCCGACGCCCCGCCGCCGCCCGCCCCCAACGCCGCCACACCGCCCGACAGCGCGCCGCCGAGCGCGCCCAGGCCGATGTTCTGGCCGGTCAGGGCCGATCCCAGCGCCCCGGCACCCGCGCCCAAGCCGACCTCGCCCAGACCGCCGGCCAACCCGCCGCCGAGTTCGTTTGACACGAAGCCACCAAAGCCCCCAAGGGCCCCGCCGGTGATCGCCCCGCCGAGCGCGCCGGGGAGAATGGGCTTGCCCTCAATGCCGCTCAGCGCGCCCCCGCCGACGGCCCCGAGCGCCGCAGCGTCAAGCGCGCCAGCCGCGGTCGTGCCGAGTGCGCCCGTGATGCCGGCGCCAATGCTCGCCACCGTCTCGGCGCTCGTGGCGGCTTCAATGATCGGGGCAATGAGGGCGCTGATGCCCATGGCTCATGCTTCCTTGTTCAGCACCTTGGCGTGCCCCATCTCGATCGGGTTGTGCCCCAAGTGCTCCAAAACTCGGGCAAGAGCGGGATGCGCCAGCTTGCTCGTCGTGTGCATGACGTGGACGCCGTCCTCCGTCAGCTTCTTCTCGGCGAAGGACAGCAACCGAATGCCGCAGAAGCCGCGCCGGTATTCGGGACGAAGGTAGACGATGTCCGACACCGCCCAAACATTCCGCCGGTAGTGCAGGTGCGGACGCACGAAATAGATCGCGTACCCCACGACCGCACCGTCATCGGCGCGCACCGTGTAGACACGGAGCATGCCCGTCGCCTCGATCCGCAGATACGTGTCGTAATCCGGGTCGAGCGGGACGAAGTCGCGGTTGCGCGCGATCTCTTCCCAATGCCCAACGAGCAACGGCTTCAGATCATCCAGAGCGTCCGCAAGGAGTTCCTGCTGGTATTTCAATTGTCCACGTACCACATCTTCTGCTCCTGAAGATCCGGGAACAGCTTGCGAAGCTCGTCCATGGGCGCGCCGGGGGTGTCGTAGAACCGGAACCGGCCCGCATGGTTCATCCGCATCCAGGCGGCGAAGTGCTTGTAGATCTCCAAGCCCTCGTGCTTGTACTGCCGGCCCGGACGCACGTAAAGGAAGATCTCCTGCACGGTGGGGACGGGCACCAACGGGTCGTTGGCGAGCATCGCTAGGCCGACCGCGTTGTCGGTGCAGACGAAGCTGAACTGGTTGTCGGTCGCCCAGCTCCGCATCCAGCGGTAGACGAGCATGGACGACGGGCCGCAGAAATCCTCTTGGATCATCGGGATCACCCAGCCGGCGGTCTGCTCGAAGTCCGTGGGCGTCACGCGGCGCACGACCGGCGGGGGCGGCGGAACGGTGTTGAACTCCACGGAGGGCTCGGGGGCCGCCGGTTCGACATAACGGCGTTTGGTCGCGCTCATGACAGTCCTAGCTTGTTGCTGGCCTGGACGTGCTCCTGGGCGTGGAGCCAAATCCACGACGCCACTTGGTTCGGATTTCGGAAATCTACGTCACTCAGGTCATTGCCCGCAATGCCTAAGATGCTGTTGGTCCGGGTGTGGATGTCCTGATGGATCTGCAGCCAGTTCTCCAGCCCGGTGTTCTCCAGCGAGATGGGGTCAAGCACGTAGGCCGGCAAGGACACCGAGTACCTCTGCAGGATCGCCGCGTTCTGGCGGTCGTGCAAGTCCGCGTTGGCGAACGCGAACTGGCTCATCCCGACCTGGTCTTGGAAGATGTTGAACAGCGTGGCGAGCATCAGCCGTAGACCCAAGCCGCCCCGTTGCAGAAGACCGGCAGCACGTTGGATCCGCCGCCGGTGATGGCCGCGCCCACGGAGGCCGTGGCGACGCTGGCATCGGTGATGTACGCCCGCGCCCCGCGCAGCGCGGTCGTGGCGGCCGGCAGGGTGCTGTAGGTGTAGGCCGTGGTGGTCTGAAGCGTCGTCGCCGCCACGGTGGACGACGTGATTGCTGCGCCCGAGATCGTGCCGCCGGTGATTGTCGGCGTGCCGATTGCCGCGCCGCTGGCGCGCACGACGTTGCCGGTGCCGTTGCTGTCCATACCGGTCAGCGTCGAAGACCCGGTCCACTGCGCGATCTGCCCGGCGATGGGCGAGCCGGAGATGTTCACGACGGCCAGCAGATTGTCGACGTGGAAGCCCCCGTTGCCGCCGTCCAGCGCCGCGTCGTAGACGAGGTAGACGACGTTGCCGGCCACCAGCTCGCCGCCGGTGAGCGCCGCCGGGCCGGCGGACGTGTCCTTGTAGATCGGCAGCGCGGCCAGGCTGTTGACTTGCGCGGTGGTCGCGCCCGTGTTCGTCGAGACCACGACGCCGGTGAAGATCCCGTAGTTGACGTAGGACGAGACCGCGGGCGTGTTGGCCAGGGGCGTCAGCGCCAGCGCGTTCGTCCCCGACACGGCGCAGGGAATCGGCGTCAGCGCCCCGACCGCCGAGAAATTGGCATCAAGGTAGCTCAGCTGCGCCGTCGTCAGGTTGGCGAAGGTATAGGGGAGCGGCATGGTGTCCTCACAACAACGGCTGGTAATTTTGAACGACTGCGGTCACTGAAATGACCCGCATGTCTGGAGCCTGGGTCTGTAGCGTGAAACCGAGCAACGCCCCGGACTGCGAAGCGGCGTAGCCCGTCACGACGAGGCCGGACGTCGCCCAAGGAACCGTGTTGCTCGAAGCATTGGTCCACCGCACCACCGCACTCGACGAATTGAGCCAGGTCACCGTCGGCGACGCCTGCACGAAGGACGACGTCGTGTTGTTGACCCCGTTATCGAGGGCGATCTTGAAAGGCTCGGTCGAGGGCTGGACGAAATCCAGCAACGCGAAGACCCGGTTCGCCATCTTCACGAAGAAGTAGCTGGGCTTGTCGAAGAGCTTCGACTGCGCGGTCTTGACGATGCCGGTCGAAGGGTTCTGGAACAGCGGGTAGATGGCCGAACCGTTGGTCCCCCAGGCGGCCATCTCCGAGTTGAGTTCTTGCGTCGCGATCCACGTCAGGTTGATCTCCTGATTCGACGTCCACCACCGCTTGCCGTCCCACATCAGCAGCTTGTTCACCGGCTGGCCGGTCACCTGATCGATGATCGGGAGCAGCAGCATGTAGACGTGGATGCCGAAAATGACCGCGACCGCCGAGCTTGGCGTCGTCAGCCCGTTGTTCGAGAACGACGGCACCGAGCCCCAGATGCCGTCGAGCATCGGCGACACCTTGGTCACCGCGCCGCCGTAAGCAACGTGGACGCCGAACGAGTTGGCGAAGATCACGTTGCGCGAGAACACCTGCACGCTGCCCGGCCACGACGAGCCGATCTGCGGGTCGACGTTCTGGTTCGAGAAGGTCGTGATCGGCGGCGTGCCGCTCGTCGAAACGCCCGAGATGTAGTTCAACGAGCTGTCGGCCAGGGTGTAGAGGAAGCCGTTGGACTGCCGCAGGGCCGTGAAGCCGATCTTCAGGAACGAGTTGTACGACGGGAACGCGCCGCCGCCGTCGCCCGGCGAGAAGTCCGTCGCAGATTCGGGGGCCGTGAAGAAGATGCGGTTGCCGTTGGAGACCCAGACCTGGTTCTGGTAGGTCTCGACCGCGGTCCCGGCCACGCCGAACGGCATGATCGAGACGACCGCCTGGGCGACGGTGTTCGCCGGGTCCGTGACGTAGACCGTCGGCGGGGTGACGTATCTCTGCCCGCCCTGAGTGATGGTGAACCCGGTCACCGCGCCGCCCGACACGGTCACGGTCGCCACGCAGCCGGAGCCCCCGCCCCCGCCGATGGAGACCGTGGAGGTCGAGGTGTACCCGCTGCCGCCGTTGATGACGTTGATGGCGGTGACCACGCCCCCGGTCAGCACGGCCTGGCAGATGGCGGTCGTGTTGCCCCCGCCGCCGGCGAACGCCAGGAAGACGGTGTCGTAATAGCTGTACCCGGTGCCTGGGTTGGTGACGGTGATGTTGGAGATCGCGCCGTCCGCCACGTCGGCCGAGAACGTGGCCCCGCTCCCGGTGCCGCCGACCGCGGTGATCGTCCCCGTGAACGCCCCGTTGGGCGCGTAGCCGTAGCCGCCGCTTGCTATGCTCACCTCGGGGCCCAGCCCGCCCGCCTGGTAGAACAGCGCGCCGTCCCAGAGGAAATAGCCGTTGCCGACCGTCTGCCCTTGGGGCGTGCCGCCGACCGGGGCGTTCGTGATGATGAAGTACTGGTTGCCCCACTGCGAGATGCCGATCGACAGCGGGCTCACATCAACGATGGTGCCGGCCGGCGCGATCGAGACCGTCGACCTCGTGGCCACGTTGACGCCGACAATGCTGCCGTCGGACAGGAATACCACGCAGTAGGCGGTCGTGGCGATGTTGCCGAACCAGTGCATGATGATAGTCAGTCCGTCGGGCGCCGCGTAGAGGGCGCTGCCGATGCCGTAGAGCGTTCGCAGATTGTTCTTCCCGAACGGCATGAAGCCGTCGCAGATGTACATCTGGTTCTCTTCGATCGCAGGCCGCGAGGGCTTGGTGTTCAACGTGTCGAACCCGTCGAACAGCAGGTCCATTGGGTTCTGCGGAAACCCAGGGGTGGGCTGGGGCGCTCCGGGAAGACCTCCTGCGGATCCGCTCATCAATCCCCCTTGGTGCGCTTGCGGATCGCTGCGGCTTTCCGCTTCGCATCCGCCTTGCTCGACGCGCCCCACGCCTGGAGCGACTTCAGCAGCCGCGTCGGCTGGCCGGAACTGTCGCGTTCGGGCCCGGGCATCCCGCCCATGCGAGCCAGGAAGCTGGCGCGGCGCGGATTGTCGCCGGATTTGACCGGCGCCTTGAGCGTGCCGCCCGTTTGCGCGTGATACGAGGCGCGGCCCTTCGCGTTCAGGCCGCCCGAGGGGTTTTTGCCCTCCTTGCGGGTCCAGGCAGGGGTTTTGGCCATCGTCAGTACCTCCCGTAGGGGTTGGAAACACGGCCTGGGCTGGCCGCCGTCCGGTACCGCGGCATCTGCGCCTCGAAGAGCTTGCGGTAGTACTCCGCGGCGTTCAGATTTTGCAGCTCCAGATAGCAGTAGTGGGCCGCCAGCCATGCCACGGCCTGCGTCCACGGGTCAGGAATCGCCTCGACGTCCTGATCGGTCTGCAAATCCTGCGGCCAGCAGTAACATTCGATCTCCAGCTGGTACAGCTGGCTCGGAAGCGGGTAGAAATAGATCGAACCGGACGTCCCCTGGCCGAAAATCGAGCACATGGTCGGGACGTAGTAGTACTGGTTCGGATACTGCCGGATCATCGCCTGATAGACGGACCAGGCGTACATCGGCAAGGAGTACCGGTAGTTGGCGTAAATCAGCGTGACGCTGCGGATGCCGTAAACCGGGCCGTATCCGGGGTAGTTTTGCAGCGGAAAGTCCGCAAAATTGTACGATTCCTGATACGGATTGAGCGTCAGGATCGGCGACGTGACGGCGGTGGCCGTCGCGCCGGTCCCCGTCGGGTCGGTGATGGTGACCTGGGGCTGGAAATACCCGTCTCCGCCGAAGGTCACGTCGATGTTCGTGATGACGCCGTCCACGACGCTCGCCACTGCGGTCGCCTGGGCCCCGGCGGGGTTGATTGTGCCTCCGCTGGGCTCGTCGGGAGCCGTGATGGTCACGGTGGGGTTGGTGTAACCCGAGCCGCCGGCGGTGACGGTGATGGTCTCGACGCCGCCGGAGGTCGGCGGCAGCGCCCGCAGGCACTGGGACCGCATCGCGACCTCGCGCCGCGCCCGGTTGATGTAGTCGATCAGGTCGTTGGGGTTGATCAGCTCCTGATTGGTGTCCCGGACCAGGCGCTGCACCAGCTTCATGTAGTCGAAAAGCGACGTGGCCATGTCTTATCCCCCTTGCTGCCGCGGCGCGACGCCCAACTGGTTCGCCATGACCGGGTTGGTGCCCTGCGGGTACTGCTCGGGGTTGACCGACCCGTTCGAGATCTGCCGGCCACGGCGGGCGAACTTCTGGTATTCCTGCCACATCCGGTCGGCGTCCGCCGCGCGCTGGGACGACAGGAAGGCGAGGTAGGCGGCGTAATACGGCACCGCGTCCGTGTAGGGCGAGGGGATGACCTCGGGCGTCTCGTCGTCGGTCAGCGGCTCAGGGACGCACACGGCGTCGACGTTGGCCACGTAGTTGAAATCCGGCACGGGCGCGATGTAGAGCGTGCCGTTCTCGCCCTGGCCGAACTGCGAGTACTCGAACGGGCGGCCGAGCGCCGGCACCGGGTTGTTCAGGTAGTAGAGCTGGAAGTAGGGGAACGGTCGCGGGGCCAGCCACACCTGGCCAGACGCGATGTTGACGGTCACGCCGCGCACGTTGAAGACCCCGGCCACGCCGGTCGGCGTGACGATGGAGGAGAACGAGTACGGGATGACGTTGTAGGTCAGCTGCAGAGTGCCGTAGACGCGAACGCATTCGGTCTCGCCGGCGAGCTGAACCCGGGCGCGGTTGATGTAGCTGGTGATGTCGCTTTCGGCGTACAGCGCCGTCGTCGCGGCCGGGTTCTGGAGCAACTGCGCGGTCTGAGTTTGGTACAGGGTCAGCAACGCTCGCTCTCCAACGAAAAAGGGGGCGGGGCACGAACCCCACCCCCTCTAGCCAATCCGCCGCAGCGCTCAGATCAGAGCGGCTGCATGTAGACCGTGTCGACCGCCGACTCGGCGACCCACACCGTGGTGGCGGTCGCGCCCGAGCCGCCGGCACCGGTGATCGTCAGCGTCGTCTGGCTCGCCTGCGGCGTGCCGCCCCAGGTGCAGAGCAGACCGGTCAGCGTGCCGGCCCCGGTCAGGCTCGCCGTGGCGGTGGCCGCGGTGATCGCGCCGAAGTTCGGGTCGAACGGGTTCGGGTAGATCGACACGGTCGGGGCGACGGTGTAGCCCGCACCGGCGTTCGTCACGGTGAAGCCCGTCACCGCGCCGCCGCTGAGGGTGGCCTTGGCGGTCGCCTGCACGCCGGGGCTCGGCGGCGCGGAGATCACCACGATGGGCTCGACGGTGTAGCCCGACCCGCCGCCGCCCGAGGGCAGGGCCAGCGAAACGGCGCCACCGATGATCGGCTGCCAGGTCGACCCGCCCGCGCTGGCGGTCACGGTCACGGTCGACTGCGTGTAGCCGCTGCCCGCCGCGGTGATCGCCGCGCCGGTGACGATACCCTGCGGGTTGATGACCCGGAAGTTCTGGCCGTCGCTGTGGATGTACCAGCCGTTGGTGGTGCTGGACGAGCCCATGTAGATCCATGAGTTGGTCACGGGATCCAGCCACTGCACCGGCGCGCCGGAAACCATCCAGTCGCCGGGCGGAATGACCAGCGCCGCGCCATAGTCCAGCGAGATGGCGTTCGTCGCCGGCTGCGGAGCCGAGCCGACGAGCAGGGTCGGGTAGAGGGCCTGCGGGTACGGGAGGGAAAGACCCTGCCCGCCGAGACGGTTCTGTGCCATGTGCCTGTACTCCTATCAGAACGCGGCGTTGCCGATGCCGGTGACGACGGCGTTGGCCGACGGCTTCGACGTGATGATGTTGTAGCCCAGGATGGTCACACCCTGCTGGCCGATCTGGCCGAGCGGAACCAGCGAGTAGAAGCCCGAGAAGTCGAACGCGGCGTCCTCGCTCATGTAGAACGCGGTGTACTTCGTGTTGATGAAGTACGCCGAGCCCTTCGGGCAGAAGTGGTCGGCGAAGATGGGCACGCCGGCGACGTTGACATTCGGGAAGGACGACCGGACGGGCGTGCCCATCGTGCCTTCCTGGCCGGGCCGCACGAAGATCTGCTCGACGCCCACAAACGAGTTGTTCAGGGTCGCGAAGTCGCCGGGGTTCATCACGCCGAAGGTCGGGGCCTCGCCGCCGGCCGCATCCGTGATCTGGATGAGCTGCTGCGACATCGTCTGGCGCGTGAAACCGGACGAACCCACGCTGCCGGCGGACAGGTTGTAGTACTGCCCCTTCCAGTTCTGGTTGCCGGCCGCGAGACGGTTGATGCCGCCGTACGTCGGGTAGTTCAGACCGTTGTCGAACCCGTCGGCGAAGCCGTTCGGGACCAGCGGGTTGGCGCCGTTGTTGCCCGAGAACATCAGCGGGGCGAGGTTCTGCACGCTCACGGCGTACACGTCGTTCATGCGCGCCTTGAGCAGCGAGATCTCGCGCTCGGTCGCCTGGATGACCGTTTCGCCGAAGGGCAGGGGCACCGGAACGACCCAGTAGCAGGTGTTCCACTGCGCGTTCTGGATGCCGGGCGTGATGTTGGGCTGGTTGAAGCCGCCGCCATACCCGGTCCACTGACCCTGAACCATGGACTGGCCCTGGGTCGGGATGGTGATCTGCGACAGACCGCCGGCGACCTTCTGGGCGTTGCCCATCATGTAGAAGAACGTCGGGGTCGCGTAGTACATCTGCACGAACAGGCGCGGCACGAACGCACGACGGGTGACCGACGTCAGTTCGTTGTAAAGCGCGCCGGTCGGAACAGCACCTGTGCCGGGTATCGCCATGAGAAAGACTCCTGCTTATCGCCCGCGCACAGCACGCAGCGTGTTGTTGATGATGCTGTCGAGCGCCATCGGGTCATCCGGGTTGGCGAAGAGCTTCTGCATCTCCTCACCGCCCCGGTTTTCGGGTTCGAACAGGTCGAAGCGGTTCGCGCCGACGCTCTTCACGGGCTCGGAGGGTGGATGGAGGCGCTCAAAGGCGGCCGCGGCGATCTCGTGATCGGCGATCCCCTTCTCCTCCATGAACTTCTCGACCTGCTGCAGGCCCTCGTCCGTGTAGCCCTGCGCACGAAGCTTGGCGGCGCCGCGGTCCCAGGTCTGCTGCAGCTTTGCGAGCCGCTCCTGCTTCTCGCGCTCGGCGCGCTCGGCCGCAAGCTGCGCCTGCAGCTCGTCGAACTTCCGGCTGACCTCGCTGATCTCGTTGCGCAGCGGCTCGGCGGCGTCGAGTTCGGGGATCGGCATGTTGGGGTCGAGGATCTTCTGGGCCTCGAGAACCTTCCGGCGGGTCGCCGGATTGTTCAGCAGCTTGGTCATCGCGTCGGTCACCCGGCGATGCGCGGCCCACTCACCCTCGTCGACTTCGATCAGCGCCATTGGCGTCAGCCCTTGTTCGGAACGTGCGAGATGGACAGCTCACCGGACTTCTGCGCGTTCGGCAGGTGCGCCTTCCGGCCGCCGATGTCGAGCTGGTCCATGGGGGTCCGCACGATCTGCGAATCCGTGCCCCGGGGAACCGTCTTGGTGTTGTCCTGCCAGATGTTGACCATCGAAATCTCTCCTTACTGAGCGGCGGACGGAGGCATCGCGCCGCCGCCAGGGGGTTGCGCGCCGCCTTGCATGGCGCGAATGGCCGCGATTTGCGGCTGCATCTGTTGGTTCTGCTGCATGAGCGATTGCAGCGTACTCTGCTGCACGCCCGGGGGAACCGAACCCTGGGGGACGTGCTTGGCCAGCGCGTTCAAGGACTTGATGACGTCCTTGCCGGGCTCCGAAGCGACGCCGAGAAGCGGCACGATCTGCTCAAGAAGTCGGACAACCACGGCCAGACGCGACAGCCCCGCAGCTTCCATTCCCCGATTGGGGGTGGGCTGGGAAACCGGGGAGGAGCCAAAAGGCGGCTGACCCGGGTTCGCCGACGCGCCCGCGGGGGACGGGGGCGCGGCGGGGGGAGCGGTTTGACCGAGGCTGCCCGACATGGCCTTACTTGCGGCCCTTGCGGTGGGACTTGCGAGCCATGGTAGCCTCCTGGCGTGCGGGTTGATACGGCCGGACGACGAGCGTCCGACACCGAGGGGGCTCCTCTCCCAACAACCGCCACCCAGGGTCTTTCGATCCAGGAGGGCAACTGCCTCGGGTGATTATGCGTAAACCCGAAGCCATTGACCGCGATATAGGCTGCTTGTATCGTGTTGCGATGATTGCCTCGCAATGGCTCACGGTGAAGCAGGTCGCCGCAATTTGCGGCGTCTCCAGAGCATATTTGCACCGCCACCGAGCGGACGGTCACGCGCCTCCATTCCACAGGCGCGGAAGGAAGGTGCTTTACAACGACGCCGAAGTTCAGCTATGGCTCGAACAGCAGCGGAGTAGAGCAGTCCGGTAGCTCATCTGGCTCATAACCAGAAGGCCGTGGGTTCAAATCCCGCCTCCGCAACCAGCCCTACTTGTGACCCTTGCCCCTGGTCAGCATTTCGGGGTGCTCCTGAATCATCTTCTGCTTGGCCTCCTGCATCACCTTGTAGCGTTGCTTCAGGATGTCCTTCTGCGGGTACGGGAGCATCTCGATCGCGCTGTCACCGCCCACGAAGCCGCTCTTGAGGCCGAAGGCGATGAGCTGCTGGTGGTTGTCAGCGAAGATGGGGCTCGACGAGTGGCTGTCCACGGCGACGCGCCGGTCTTCCGGCAGATCGTGCAGCACGAAGCCCTTGCCGCTTTCGGTCATGTACTGCTTGCCGTCCTTAGCCTGCATCAGGTCGAGCGTCTTGTCGGCCATAGCGGCGGCCTGGCGCTCGACCAGCAGTGACCGGTCGCGCAACCGCGGCGAGGCCATCTTGCTCAGCGTCTCGGCGTGGTTGCCCGACCGCACGCCCATCTCGCCCTGGCCGGACAGGATGTTGGAGAAGCCGGAGATCTCCTCCATGAACTTGTTCAGCGTGTCGATGGCCTGGAACGTCTGCGGCGGCAGCGGCGGCGTTAGGTCGTTCACCGACGCGCCCGCCGGCAGATCCACGAAGCCCGCGGCGCGGAACTCGGCGTACTTCTCGTCGGTGATCCCGTCGGCACCGGTGAAGGCGAGGATCTTGTCGAACTGGACGCCCATGAGGCGCTTCAGGTCGTCCATCCACTGCGCCAGCAGCCCCTGCGGCTCCATCAGGTCGATGATCTCGGAGCGGCCCCAGAAATAGCCGGGCATCTGGTTCGGCTGCACCAGGCTGAACGGTTGCGTCTTCGGGGCGAACATGTTCTCCCGCTTGAAGTACGGGCTGACGATGATGTCCGGCTCGATGAGCAGGATGGTCGTGTAATCCTCTCGGTCGTCGTCCTTGACCCACATCTCGTGGAACGGCACGAGGTCGATGTTGATCTCGGGCCCGACCATCGACATTGAGGAATCGCCCGACAGCTGCACGACGCCGCCCGGCTGCTGACGCGCGGTCGCGAGATCGGTGTTCAGGATGCTCGTCGACAGCACGTTGTGGAAGAAGCTGCTGTTCAGCGTCTCGCCGCTGTTCTTGCTCGCGTGGGCCCGAATGCGGGTGTAGAGGGCCTGGGCGTCCGGTAGATGGCTGATGCGGCGCCAGACCTCGGGCAGCGTCATCAGCCCGCTCTCGCACAGGGCTTCCTGCTCCTCGATGCTCGTGACGTCCTCGCGGTAGACGCCGAACTGCCAGGGCTGGATGACGCGCGCCTCGACCCCCGAGTGGCCCCACATCTGCTTCATGATGCAGGCCCCGTACTGCAGGCCCAGGTTCACCGCGTTGCCGAACTGCACGTCGATGTCCTTGCGCTCCCACTCTCGGGTGAGCACACGGGCGGCGACTTCCCCCTGCGCCAAGACCTCGGCCGGGTAGTGCGCCTCGTAGTCCAGCACGAAGCGCAATTCGGCGGGGCTGTATAGGTGCGACTGCAGCCGGTCGATGTGCGAGTACAGCTTGTTCACCAGCGCCCTGGTGCCCGACGGACGGCCCGTCTCGACCCACATGTTCTGCAGGCGGCAAAGCGCGGCCCTCTGAGGCGCAGAAACCCGGCAGGTCTCCTTGATCTCGATCGCTTGCCGAAGGAGTTCGGCCTTGTTGGAAGCCAGGATCATAGGTTGCGCTTTGCGACAGACCGTGTTAGGGGGAACGCGTTGGACGTTTCCTCCCTAAACTTGGCCCCTGGCGCTTTGATGCTGCCAGGGGTCTTTTTTATCTGCCGACGGCGCCGATGGCTAGTGTTATCCGAGATTGCCAGCGCGAACCACGCGGGGAGCGAGGGAGGCGTGGTTCTGGGTGACCTGCCGAACGGCCGCCAGGCCCGCGCCGGCGTAGGGCCCCGTCCGGGTCGCCTGAGCGTATTCCGCCGCCGTTTCTCGGGGCATGTGCCCGCCGATCCGGTTCTGCCCCATGAACTGCGAGACGGCGTTGTTGGCGGTCACAACAGAGGACTCGCCGGCCCTGGCGTCGTCGCGGATGTTGGTCACCTTCATGGCGTTGAACTCCGAGGCGCTCTCGCCCATGGCCTCGGCCGCCATCTCAGCGCGGTGCGCGGAGCTTTCCTCCATCGCCCGGTAGACGTTGTCCGCCACCTTGCCGATCGAGCGGGCGATGTGCGGTGCCGACAGCTCGGGCGGGGTTCCCCGCATGTCCGCGCCGCAAAGCTCACAGTTGGGCGGCGGCGCTTCCCCTGAGTGCAGGTGGAGGTGCTCGAAGTACCCCTCGCAGTCGGGGCATTGGTAGGTTCGCATTATCGGCATGTCATCGGCCCCTCCAGGCCATGCGGGACGCCAGCAACGACGCGGCGCGTCGGTCTGCCTCCTTCCCTTTGAAGTAGCGGTTCAGGTTGTGGCTGGCCAGCAGGGAGAACTGGTCCTGCATGGACAGGCGGGTGCGGGCGATCTCCGCGTCGCGGGTGCGGTTCTGGGCGATCAGCGGCCGGCGCTCGTACTGCTCCCAGCACAGCACCGCCATCGCGAGCGCCAGCACCCGGTCGTCGTGATCGTCGCCCTCCGCCTTGATGCTGTCGCCGTCGCGCGTGACGACCCGCAGCTCGTCGATCGCCTCTCGAGACCGGATGATGATCCCGCCGTTGGTCACGAAGTCGCGCAGGCGCTCCATCATGGGCACCTTGTTGACGCTGGTCGTCTTCCAATGCACTGAACCCTGGCCCGGCACCACGGCGTCCGGCCGCGTGTAGAGGTAGTTCTTGCAGTTCACGAAGAAGTTCTTCAGCCCCTGCTCTTCCGCCTCGCGGCGCAGGTAGCCCGAGGTCACGATGCGCTTCAGGCTCTGGTATTCCTGCCACACCGCCACGCCTGGACCGTTGATCTCGAGCATCAGGCGGGTGTTCTTGTACCAGCCCATCAGGGAGGCCAGCACCCAGGCGAACTGGTGCGGCTGCACGTTGGTGGCGGCGAACTCGCCGACCTGCTCGAGCTTGTCGGCGTAGCAGCGCATGATCTGCGCCGCGCTGCGGTCGTTGTGCTCGTTCGCGCCGAACGCCGGATCCGCGGCGACGATGTAGACGCCTTCGGGCTTGGGCTCCTCCCAGACCTTCAGCTGGATCTGCCGCCGGTGGCGCGCGGGTTCGATCGACATGCTGATGAAGTCGGCGCCGGTGTAGAACTGCCACGACTTGAACTCGTCGCTGGCCGTGGTTTTGCTGATCTCGGTGAGCTTTTCCGACGAGAAGAAGTTGCTCCCGTCGGTCGTGAACATCTCCTCCTCGACCCACGGGTGCTCGCGGCCCTGGTACTCGTCGTAGGCGATGTCGCTGTCGGTGTCCTCGTCGTCGTCGCCGTAGCCGAGCGGGTTGGTCTCCTTGCGGTACCAGGCCAGTTGCTCGCGGGTCACCTTCCAGCCGTAGCGCCGCTCGACCTCGTCGATGCGCTTTGCCTCCTCGCGGGTGATCGGCGGCGATCCGAACTTCTCGAACTGCGCGGTGCCGGCGCGGATGCGGTGCGTGGGCACCAGGTACCAGCCGGTGAAGACCGTGGCTTCCTCGAGGTCGTTGGCGACGGCCTTCTGCCACATCCGGTACCAGTCGGAGCCGACGTTGCGGCCCGTGGACTCCCACAGGAACAGCCGGTTGGGGTTCTCGACGGCCAGGGACTTGCGGAAGCTGCTCAGGCCCTCGGGGTTGTTGTAGGTGCCGACCTCCGATGCGTGGACCATCGTCAGGCCCTGGCCGCGCCCCAGCGCGCCGCCGCCGGCGGTCTGCTTCACGCCGGCGGAGAGGAAGGTCACGGTGCTGCCGTTGCTGAACCGGCCGCCGTAACGGTTGGACTTGAAGGTGGGGAACCGCAGCTTCGTCGGCAAGCTGGCGAGGGTGTACTCGACCTCGGTGCGCGCCTCGCTCATGTGCTGCGCGGTGTCCAGCAGGAACGCGCCGCGCGAGCCGGCGTGCAGGGCGATCCACATCGAGCTGAACGGCCGGCAGATGGTGCTGATGCCCTGCTGACGGCCCTTGCCCCACTTGAAGTCGTGGATGCCCCGCTGCAGGCCCGCAAAGATCAGATCCAGACCTCGCTCCTGCGCCGGGTACAGCTGGCCGCCCAGCACAATCTCGCCCTTCTCCTTCGACGGGATCACGCAGTAGTTCAAGAACTCCAGAAACGCGTCCTTGTAGGCGGCGGCCTTGTCCGCCGACCACACTTCGCCGGTGTCCTCGAGGTGGTAGTCCCGCGTGTGCACCGCGGGCGCGGAGGGTTGGTCGCTCATTCCGGCACCTCCTTGGCGCCGCCGCAAGCCCAGCACGGGAGTATTTTGGTCGCCAGCCCGATGTTCGACAGCATCGCGGCCCTGTCCCATTTGCCGGCAATTTTCGCCGCGTGGATGGCCTCCTGGCGGTCTTCTTGGGTCTCCTTGACCGCGACCCAGCCCACGCCGTTACAAGCCGCGCATTTCACCACCGCCGGCCCCCCGAACCCGCCTGCAGACCGGCTTTCATCTCGGCGATCGCAAGGCCGACCTGGCCCTCGACCGCGGACCAGAAGACCGCCGGGTTCGGGTTCGACGTCGTGGTGATGCCGTCCACCAGCGTCATCTGGTCGCCTGGAGGGATGATCACGAAGACGCCCCCGAACGTGCCGCTGGCCGCGTCAAGCTGGTCGGCGATGGCGCGCAACGCGATAGCGGCTTCGGCGTGGGTGGTCATGTGGTTCCCAGAATCTGATCGTTGAGGAAGTAGGCGTGGTCGTTCGGGCAGTACGGGTTGCATCGGACACGCGCGCCGAGGACGGTGAGGAGCGTTTCGTTGCTGTAGTACATGTCCACCAACAGCTTCGACACGAACGCTCTTTCCGTGGTTTTGGCGAGTTCGGCGTAGAGCCTTGGCCCCACGATCACGAGGGGAGGTTCCGCGACAATTGGCTTGACCGGCATCAGCAACCCGGGCGTGCGGACGATGGCCGGCGCCACGAGCGCCGCCGCCATGCCCGCGATGAAGCCCCTGCGGCGCATCATGCCAACCTCGACCGTTGGTCGATCTCGCGGTCGAGATACCACCGGGCCTTCTTCAGGTCTTCGATCGCGTCGCCCTTCTCGCCGGCCCGCCAGATGTACTTCACGGCGTTCCCCAGGCAGAAGTTCATGTGCTCGGTGACCACAATGCATTCCACGCCAGACGGGTGGCCGGTGTAATGCCGCGGGTGGTTCACGGGGTCGTGCTTGCCGGTCATGTCACGGTCCTCAGGTACTCGATCACTTCCGATTCCGGGCAGTGCCGCAAGAGGTCTTCCACCACGGCGGCCGCAAAATTCACTCGGGATTCCCGCAGCAGCTTCCGCACGCGCTCGGGCAGGCGGTCGTATGCTGCTAGGTCTTGCTCTTGGGTGTAGAAGACCACGTCAACCCTCCAGATACCGGTGTTTGTAACGCCCCTTGACCTCCGCGTGCAAGGCAGAACCGACGGAAGGCCCGGTCTGCACGCTGCGGGCCACGCCGGGCGGCACGCCCTCGTAGACCACGGTCTTGCCGTTCACGTAGGCCACATGCAGCTCGCCCGCCGCAGCGTCGTACCCGACGCTGCTGACGTGGCTGCTGAACACGGGCTTGTGCTCGACGGGCATCAGCCGTCTCCCGCCGGCAACGGGATCGCCTCGACCTTCTCCCAGGTGAACGACGGCGGCCGCCGCACCCACAAGGCGCCCTCGTTCGTGACCGCGTAGACGACGTGGTAGCCAGGGATCGCCGACGGCGCCACGGCGACCTGGACGATGCCGAGGGTCACCGGCCGCCCGTCCGCATAGCCGGGGATCCGATCCCCGCGGGTGAACACCGTCGTCGCCCCGTCCGGGTAGCTGGTGATCCGCTGTCCGGGGACGAGCGTCGTCGTCAACCCGCCAGGGGCCGGCGCGCTGGGCGGGTTGAGGGTGTCGACGTTGGATCTACGCGTGCGGGCCATCAGGTGGTCTCCTTGGGTTTCCGGGAGCGCGGCTTGCGCGCCGGGACGTGGGTCGACAGACGCAGCAAGGCGTGGGTGAGGTGCTTGACCCCGACCGCAAGGGCCGTGGCCGACGTCGCGAGGAAGACCACGTCCTCCTCGTTCATGGCCACACGCGGCACCTCCATCACCTTCTCGACGAGCAGGTTGAGGGAAGCCGGGTCGAGCACGACCTCGCGGTCCATCGGGATGACCGCCCGGTTCTTCTCCCGCTGACCGAACCACGCCCCCCGGACCACGTCCTCGAGGTCGAACGGTTTCAGCGTCGGGTCGCGGCCGAACTCCTCGAGGGCTTCGCCGATGCTGCCGCGGGAGGGGCCCATATCTTCGAGCAAAATACTGGGCGTGGTCAGAAATTTCACGACCATGTTGAACACATCGGCGTTCGTCGAGTTTGGGTTCTCCCGAAGCTTCTCGATCAGCCGTTCGATCGTCTGGTTGGCCATCAGGTGGTCTCCTTCCGGGGTTGCAGCATGCGGTAGACCTGCATCGGCATGAACACGTCGCCGTTGCGGCTGAAATACCCCTCTTCACCGAGGGTCTCGGCCACCTCGGCGACCGGCAGGCCCTGGGCGCGAAGCTCGCGGGCGCGCTTGATCGCCTCCTGCTCACCCTCGTCCTTCACCAGCTTGGCGTCGCGACCACTGCCGACCACGCGGAAGCCGTAGGGCGGCAGCCCGCCCACGAACCCCCCTGCGCGGCTCTTGGCGCGACGCCCGTCGGTGACGCGCTCGGCGATGCGGTTGCGCTCGAACTCGGCGAAGGCCGCGAGCATGGTGAAGAACAGCTTCGCCGCGCCGTTCTCCGTCACCGGGTCGGGCCCCATGTCGGCGATGACCAGCTTCACCTGCCGCTCCTGCAGGCGACCCGCGGTGACCAGCGCATCCTCGGCGCTGCGGAAAATACGATCCATCTTCGCCGCGATCACGGTGTCGCCCGGCTGGAGGGCCTCCATCAACTCCGCGCCGCCCGGCCGCCGGCCGATCGGCGTCCCCCCGCTGACCCCCGGATCGCTGAACACGCGGGTGATGGTCTCCCCGCGCATCATGGCCGCGCCGGTGATGCGCCGCTGCTGGTCGTCCAGCGAACTGCGGTCATTGGCCTGCTCGACCGTGCTGACGCGGATGTAGCCGTAGACGCTCATGAAAAACTCCGGGTGTTGGACGACTGGGGGCCGCGTTGGGCGGCTCGGGTTGTGACCACAACACTGTGACCGAGAGAGGGCTTGGGGTCAAGGGGGGTTTGTGGGGAGACGGCGGGGGCGTTGAGTGGCGGTCGGCGGGCGTTGAGTGGCGGTCGGCGGGCGTTGAGTGACGAGGGGCCGCGGTCGGTGACGAGGGGGTCAGCAAATTACGAAAAATTTTCTGGGGGGCGCGGGGTAGGGTGCCTCCGAATCCGTCGCCGGGGTGTCCCAGCGCCTGCGCGCGCGCACGCGCGGGGGCGGGCGGGGGCGGGCGGATCCGGGCGGATC